ATTCCTTTTAAAAATGAAAAAAATTATCCAATAACAAAAATCATAAAAAAAATGGGCATAAATCAAACTCCAGATATTATATGGGAGATGGATGGTACTATTTATATTATTGAACTAAGTGTTAGTATAAATTATAGTAAAACTATTGATATAAAAACAAAAAAATATGAAGATTTAATAATGTATGTTACAGAGAATATAAAAAAAATATCAGACATAGCAAATACAGTGCAATTTCATGTTATTTCTTTAACACCATCATTACATAATCTAGAATCAGAAATACTAAAAATGAGTCAGCTCGGCTTTGAAACTAACATGGATAATGCTGGTGACTTGAAAATGTTAATTGAAACCTGTGAATCTTATAAACATGAAGTTAGGCAGTCAATATTAAGTAGCTCTGTTTTAGAAGCTGCTTTTAAAAGGGAATTGATTGATAATGAAGGGGAAGATGTATTTGAACATAGTATAAATAAAGATTTTAGTAGAATAAAAGAAATTTATGAAACCTATAAAAAACAATTAAACAATGCTAAAGGTTGTAATACTGCTAAAAAAAGTCAGGAAAAAATACTGTATGGAACAATGAAGAATGTTGATGGTAAAAGTGATGAAGAATTAATGGAAAGTATTATACAAGATATGCAGTATTGTATTAACCATCCTGATTTAGATGAACTATATAAAGACAAAGACATTACACAGAAGCAATATACAGAATCATACAAAGAGTTAACTAGGATAAACAATAGTATGGAAAAGGACAACCCTAAGCCTTTTTTACACTTACTGCCTATATTAGATGATGACACGGTAGATATCCCAGTAACAAATCATACTTCAAAATTACGCAAGGAGCAACAAAGCATATATAATTTAACTAGTAAAATAAAAAATCTTGTTCTTGATATAGATGATGATTTATATTTGAAAGGTGTTCAAGAATTTTGTGAAGTTCTTCAAGAAACTTTAAATAGAGAATCTGATACAGAATATCAAACTAACTGCTTTAATACTGGAGAGTATTTTGAAAAAGATAAAAACGATCAGATAAAAAAAGAGTACCATGAATGGAAAGACCAAATGAAAGAAACAAAAACAATATCATCATCCTACTGGGCTTATTTAATCAATAATAATTATGCAGTAGAAAAAAACAAAACAAAAGGGAGTGAATACCAAAGGTTTTTACTGAAGAGCCATTTCATAAAACAAAAAATCATAAAGATTCCAGTGCATACATATAAGAAAAATCTATTCCATATCAGAAAGCTATCTAAAACTGGTGGCAATTTTATAAAAGGCTTAGATAAAAAGAAAGAAAAGAAAACAATTGAAATAGCACATTCCAAGGACTTTGATATATTTCTTAAAGAATTATCCCAATTACATATAATGAATACTACAAACTTAGCTGACTCTAAGTATACAGAGAGTGAATTTGATGAAATAATGTATATGAAGCCAATGAAAGATGAACCTTCCATACTAAAACAAAAAGATGCAATGCTAGAATCATATTTACCATGCTATAAATTGATTAAAATGTCACGGGGGTACCATTTCTGGAAATCCTATATGCATTGGATCGATCAACTATTGCACTTTAATATGTTTTCACTTAATACAGATACATATTCAATATTTAATTCAGGTTTAAAAAATTGTGCAGTACTAATAGCAAATGGTTACCACAACAAGGGAAAAGATGTTGGTAAAGCTTTCTTAACATTTGGTGTAACAAAGAACAAAAAACTATTAAATAACAAGATATTCGGTAAAGTTATGGTGAAATATATTGGTGATGGCACATTCTTTTATGTAACCAATTGGAGAAGGATATCAGTAGAAAAGCTTGCATTTATGAGAGATCAATTCTACTCAACATTAAGCACTAGTATAACAACAATGCTACGCCAAAAAGAGGAAATACTATTCAATGAAGGATATTATAAAGAATTTCTCAGAGGTGTATATAATTTACGCAGTATGATTGGATTTAATGGTAAGCAGAGATTTGCTGAAATGATATCAGACTTTAGATATGTAACATTAAGTAGCTTTGCTAAATGTGCATCAATAAAGGAATTCATTCTTGATAAAATGAAACCACCATATACAACAGTTGGAGAAGTCTGGATCATTAGCAGAATACAAAATGTTAATAAGAATATGTATATGAACAAAAAAAAAGGCTCAGTGCTTATATACCAACCAAAATACATAGATAATAAAAGGTCATCAACCACAATTGGAGGAGAATTTAACTCAAGATCAGCATTTAGCAATTACAAAATAACAGGTGTACAAGATATGTTGGATGATTTATTCATATATGTACACACACCAAAGGAGCCAAGTAGCATCCATTATGAGAATGTAAAAAGTATGCAAACTATAATATTATATCAAAGTGAATATGATAGGTCAACTGGATCACATAGAAGGGGCGAAATTGAAGACATTAAATCATATCTTGAGAAGAAGCCGAAAATTGGACACGTTGAGCATGTGACATATATGTGTGGGAAAATAATTGCAAATAAGATAAATAATCATAAAATTAAAATAAGGCTCTTGTCATCTTTCTTTGAAGACTTAGGGAATGTTGATAGTACTAAAAGTTGTATACCAGAGTATGAAAGAGTATTATTGACATCAAAAACAACAACTAGGAATAGAAAGAAAATTGAAAATATAGGTATTGTTAAACATTATAGTTTAAATATGTTAATGGAGCCAAAGAGAGTCAATTTAGGTAAAGAATCAAAATTGCCCAAAACAACAACTGCAAGATGCAAAGTTCATGATGCACTTGTTGATATGATGAATCGATTTCCTGGATATACTCGAACAATTGATATAGGTTTATGGAATTTAAGTGAAAATAAAGGAAGAGTTATAACTGATATTTGTATAAAAGCACAATATGGTGGCAAGAGGGAGTTTTATGTACTCAATATAGGTGCAAAATGTATGTTAAGAATATTTGAAAACATATTTAAAATAATTGCAAAATGCATACAAAATGAGATGATTAGTGTCCCAGGTGATGATAAAATGGTTAGTATGCAAAATATGATAAATGATATATATAAAAAGAAAAAACGAACACATAAAATTTATTATGTAAATGGAGATTGCAGTAAATGGTCTGCCTCAGAAACATTAGAGTGCTTTAGTAGTTTCCTGGAAGGATTTAGAGATTTCTTTCCTATTGAGATAATGTACTATTTAAGAATGGTATTATTAACGTGGATAAAGAAAGATATACAGATCCCATCTACTATATTAGAAAATGTAGTTTATCAAACAGAACAAACAGATTATATAGATACAAATACAGGTTTGTTTAAATCAACTCAAAATTTTTTGCAAGGAATGTTCAATTATTTTTCATCATTGAAAGCTGTAGCTAATACTGAATTAACAATAACAATATGGAAAAAGATAAACCCTAAGAGTACATTAATTTGCAAACATTTGGAGCATTCAGATGATTACTGCTTAGCTATCTTATCAGAGAGTTATGAAGAAATGAAACAGTTCAGGAAATTACATAAAATGTTAATGAGGTGTAATGGCATGACTGATAGTGAAAAGAAGACGAATGTTCAAGAGGTGTTAATGGAATTTATATCACTGATATCGTTTAACGGACAATTAACTTATCCATTAATTAAAAAATCAAAGGAAGTTGGCCTTAATACAATATGTACTAGCTATAGAGATGATATGTTAACAGTATTATCACGTATGTCTGAGGCAGTCAGAGTTGGTCTTCCATTAGATGCAGCATATGCATTGCAAAGAATACATACAATGAATATGTGGTATGGATATTCAATTAACAAGTTACACAGTGTAAGGGAAGCATTTACAATGCCATTAGAAGTATTTGGTATTCCAGATGTTCACCCAGTTATGTCATTAATAACCAAAGGAGACCCTAACAATTATAGGCTTTATAATTATTCAACAAGAGAAGTTAAACTGCTAATTAAAGGTTTAATTGGCAGCACAAAAGATGTTGGTATAGTAGATTCAGATAAGGATTATTCTATATATAAACTACCATCCCCAGAGTACCATTATGAAAAAGATTCAAAATTAATTAATTTAACAAAAATGTCATTGGATTGTGACTTTGAAGATTCTATAGAATTTATGCAATTACATAAACAATACAACTTTATTAAACCAATACACAGACCACATTTATTCAAATGGATGAAGGCACAGTATTTCAGGACATCATTCTCGCTAGCATATATGAGGCAAAGTAGGGCACAAATGTTAATGAGGCTGTCAAATTTCAAATCAAACAAGGTTTGTACAGTTTTAGACAATAAAGAAAAGATGACTATGTTAGATGCAAAGAATTACATGTGGATGGTTTCACAGGATTTTAAAGATAACATCGATGAACATACAATTAATAAAATACTGACTTATAGTGATCCGGGATACTTGATATTTTATGATGTACTGAAAAATAGTACATTCCAATTAATTGGACCGCATAGTATGCAGCCATCTATACATAAAAGCCCAAAAAAGCTTGTCTGGTTTGATGTAGAAAATCAACCACAACCACTGCTTGAGTATATTTTTTCGTATGATGATTTTATGTTGAATAGAAGAGATATTATTAGTGTTTCATCGTTGGAAAGAGACCTAAAAATTATAAAAAAGAATCACCCTGAATTAAAAATGAATGCAGAATATAGATGTTTGAATAGCGAAATTATAAATATACAGACCCTGTTCTCTGATTTAATGCTATCAAGACATAAACAGCCTATTTTTATAAGGTTTAACTCAAAAAGTAATAAGATTGAGGATATAATAAAATCTTATGTACAATACTCTTTGACAACTGGAAAGGAATATAAAATCTCAATGAAACATGGATATGATATTGTAAATCCTTACACTGGTGAAGAATATAGAATGATGATTAAAAAGTCACAAGAAAGTCTCATTATACCATTATTAGATACAATCGCCTTAATATACTCATTTCTTAGATTTAATATTTCATTACCTTTGGATGTAACAAAGGATATTGTTAAAAATATATATACATCTAAAGCACACCTTGGGTTTGAATCAAATGTAAATATGCTAATTCACAATTTGGATTATGAAAGCTCAAGAACACTAAATCTAAGTGATAAAAGTGATAAAATTTTATCATATATAAAGTATGTTTTATATGATGATACAAACTTTATGTATAAATATATAGAATCCAAAAATGCCTATAGTTATAAATACATATCACATAATGATTTACCAGACTTTAGATTTGATGAAGCAGTACAATTTAGCTATTGTAATAAGGACTTTGTTATGATGACTGAAGATAAGAATAATAAGCATATGAATAGTAATTATCTACTAACATCTACAAAGAATACAGGACTAATATCAAATGCTTACTTTATAGGTTTAAAACTCTTAAATAAATTAAGTAAAACTAAATTAAACTTTATGTTAGGGAATGTTTTTTTAGACTCTTTACCTGATGTAACAGTAGAAGATAGTTCTCATGATTCGAGTTATATTACTGACAAAAATGAATTTTTAACATATAATAAAAAAGAACACTCAATAAGATGGGTGTATGATTTAAATGAAGCCTCAAATATAAAGCCTGTTGTTTATTATAATAAGTTGAATAAAATATATAAACATAGCACAGAAAATCTACCTAACACAGCAAGAGTTGTAGAAGCTGATATGTCAGTATATTTGGGGAAACAGAAACTGTACACACTACCTATTTTAGAATGCCAACATCTAGTTGATACAGAATACAAAGGAGCCAAGGACTTGGATATATATGGATTAAACTTCAATCGCATACTAATTAGTCCTATGATAGAGAAGATATATCATTCACCCGATAGTATTGAATTATCTACAGACGATATAAACAAATTGAAATTAAATTTAAGTGAAATAGATAATTTAAGTGTTATGATACAGCAAGTGAACTCAGCCATTAAACCAAATTATTTTTTGCATAAAATAAATGATGATTTATTGGGTGATGAAATAACAGATATTTTATTTGCAAAAGATATGGAGAGGAATAAGATTATTATAGACATTATCAAGCAATCTATTAAATCACAAGGAAAGGATGATAAAGCAATAGAACAAATGTTAAAAGACAGTGCATCACAGATGTTTTCTTCTAGCACATCAGGTGTAATGTTTCCAGAAATGTCTTTTGATTTTGGCGGAGATATAGAGTTTGAACATGAAAATGATAACATTGAGCAAGAACCTAGGAGTGAAAAAGGTGATGATATTTGCCTTGAGTTAAGCGATGACATCTGTGACTTTGGTGAATTAGAATTAGATACAAATGCCTTTAATATGGATAATGAGATGAATAATGCGATGATGGATAGTACATTTATGGAATCATTAGATTTTACTAAGCT